TATCAATGACTTATACAAAAGGTAACAGAGTTACAGACTTTTTTACTTAATTACGTGTATAGAGAAAAAAAAAGAAGAGAGTAGTAAAAGCAAAAAATAAAAGGGCTGCAACTTTTTTTATTATTATAGAATGCTATGAAAAATGGGTAAAAGTTTGTTACCTGACGTTTTGGGCGAAAAAAGCACTGATTATCAATGAGTTAGCGGTAACAAAGTTGCAAAAAAAAGGTAACAAAGTTGGTCAAGGTTTGTTACCCAACATTTAAATAACAAAACACAATTTAAACTAAAATAACTAACACACTTTTAATTCAGCATTATGACAAAACAACAACTACTCGAACAAGATGCAATTGGTTGGGCATCAGAGGATAAACTACAAGCCGCATGTTACCAATGGGCGCATAACACCTACCCAGAGATAAGGGGTACATTGTTTAGTGTTCCGAATGGTGGGTACAGAAACAAGATAGAGGTAATGAAAATGAAAGCTACAGGGCTTACATCAGGTGTACCCGATATGCTTTGTGTGTACAATGGCAAATTAACGGCAATAGAGCTGAAAAATGGGGCGAATGGTGTACTTAGTAGGGAACAGAAGGAACTACACCTTATTTGGGCTAAAAACGGGCATTACGTGCATGTTTGCAGAACGGCAAGTGATTGGATTAATGTAATTGAAAATTTAGTACCATGAAAACACAAATCAGAATACCACAATCGGAACGGCTTATAGTGCTAAACAAGTATGGCTGCAAATGTGCATATTGCGGGAATGCTTTAACCTTAGCTACATTAAAACTAGACCCCACACCCGATAGTATATACCCTAGCTGTATGAGGTGCAAGAGGCGTAAAGGGAGTAAAACTATTGAGCAGTTTAGGATACATATTCGGGTACAGCACGATAAATTGAGGGAACTTAATTCTAAATTTACTTTATGTTTAGATTATGGACTTGTATCAGATGTAACAAATGCTGTAATATTTCACTTTGAAAAATAGGCGAAATAAGGCGTTATAATTACAAACCTATATCTATATACTATTTAACTAAAAAAGCCCCCAAAATCGAAAGATTAGGGGGCTTTAATGCTATATTGCGGTGGTCATACTATCAACCCACTTTTGAACGCTACCATGTTTGGAAATTATAGCGGCTTTTACAGTCGGTTTTATTCTAATAGTGGTAATTTCTTTTGGTGCGTTACCTTGTGATTTTCGTTGTTCGGCTCGGATAATTTGCCAAGCGTTTGCCCATGCTTTAGGTTCGGAGGTTTGGAAGTTAGTATTTTTTTTTAGACTTGCAAATACTTTAGTAATGTAGTAGCTATCTGTAAATCCTGTAATTGTTTTACATTCAGCATCAGGGTAAATTTCAAGCACTTTGACCTTACTTATGATTGTTCTAGGCATGTTAAAAGTTTTGGATTAGTGCCGCAAGTAGCAGCAGCGTTAGGAATATTAGTATTTTGCGTATCATGTGGTTATGGTTGAATAGGTAAATTAATAAGGTCGGATAGTGCAATGTAGTGGGTAAAATTTGGCAAGTATTGACCGTTACTAATGTAAAGAGTTATATCATCATACCTATTCAATTCCAAAGTACCTGTAAACATTTGCGCAGGTTCATCAATGTGCATAGCTACAACAGTATCAATACATAGGTCGTTTGCGTCAATTTTACGCCACATTACGGGCGGTTTTGCTGGTTCGGGTACGTATGATAGGTCTAGGTGTTTTATGTCGGAGTATGTGGCTGTGAGGTCTTTAAATACATCTTGCCAAAAAACTAAACCCTCTTTTGTTTTGTGCCAAATTATACCAGTAAAGATTAAGTCGTCTAATGTGCTATAAACTTCTGTATTATCTACATTCTCCATTATCTTTCCCCTAATAATCGGGCATGGGTGCGTGTTTACTATCTGTTCTATTGTCATTTTGGTGTGTTTAAAAGTGTTAATTTGTATGTAGTATGTAAAATAATGTAGTCCAACAAGATATTGATAAAGCCCAAAGGAAATTGTATATTTTACATTTTGGCTGTTTATTTGCTATACTATCAACTTTTGATTCTATTGCTTGACATGTTGAACTTAGTGCAACGTAAAATATTAATACTGATACTTCATTCATAATCTATGTGTTTAGTTTTGCCCACAATAGCCGCCTGAATTAACAGAGCGGCTCGGGTGGGTGTTAGGTTTTAATGTAATTAGGCTAGTATTTTATTAGCCCATTTAGTTGCAGTTTTTTCGCTGCTAAATGATTTGAGTTGTAGCAAATCTTCTTGAGTATTAATACCAGTTTTAGTGTATTGAACATAAGCGGCATTTACTGTACCGTTGCCGCTTGTAGATATTTTAACTGCTTTGCTACCTGTTGTGTTTGTTAGAGTTGTCATAACTGTGTGTTTTTGTTTTGTAAAAGTAATACGTTTTGAATTAATAACCTAATTTATTTTGAAAAGTTTTGCAGTTGGTTGGATGCTGCACCCCGAATGAGTTAGGATATTACCGATATAAAACCAATTGATATTGATTTGTTCCAAAAGTCTAAATCAATAGCTTTTAAAGTTTTTGCGCTAGGTGCTAACATTTGATTGTTTTTACCAAGTAAGCAAGCGCAAATAACGTTGCCGCATACATTGTATATTTTGAATGTTTCTGATTTGCGGTCTGTAAGTTTAAACGTGGTGTTGATTGCTGGTGTCATTGTGTGTTTGTTTTTGTGATACAAAGATAATTCAAGTTGTATTACAAACCAAATAAAAGTACAACTATTTTAAAAATTATTTTCCAATCATTAATTCCGCTACCAGTTCAGCACCTTCAAGCGTATCGCAATACTCAGGTTTGCAAAGGTTTTTATCGTGAAATAAACCGTCTTGTGATTGTCTGCATAGTACAACGTTAAACCCCTCAGATAGTGGGTAAATACGCACCTGCCAATCGTTTGCAGTGTGGTATTTGTATGTTGGTGTGGTGGTGTATTCTAGCATGATTTAAAATAGTTTGGTTCTCTACCTACAACCCAGTTCATAATGTATCTGCAACCGCAATACTCAATAGTAAAATTTGGCTGATTACCGTACAATGCAAGTACTTTAGCTTCGTTTTCCATTGGTATATTGGCTATCATTGGTAGCCCTAAATTACCGTTGTTAAATACGTTTATATAAATATCTCCGTTACGTATGATGTTTGTGTATTCCATGTGTTATTTTTTAGTAGTTATCAACTCAAATTTAGCACCTTTTATAACCTCATAAGTATCAGCACATATTGCACCATGCTTTAAAAAATGCCTATATTGTTTCTTAGCAATAGCAGCAGTACGATAGTTGCATTGTCTAATAAATTCACCCGATTTGCTAAAAATAATTATTGTGTTCATATCGTTTAGTTTAATGCAGTGTGAGATGCTGCGCCCTGTGTGGTGTTATTAAAATTTGTAGTGTTTACAATTCCTTACAAAGCCAACTACTAAGTAATTACCACCCATAAATACACTACCTTCAGGAATGCCGTTAAGTAATTCATCGTATTTATTTGCATTGCTTAAATTGTCAGTGTGTTCAGCAATAGCATAATTAAATTCTCTTTTTACTTCTGAGTAAGGTGCAAAAATATTATGCACCCTATTTATTTCGAAGCGTGATTTCAAAGAATGTTTAGCATAAAACATTATCATTTGATTTACTGTAGAGAATTCTTTAAGTGTGATTGTGTTTGCCATTTTTGTGTGTTTTTAGTTGTTTGTGTGTTTTACTATGTAAAGGTAATTCAAAAAGTAATACGGAGTAAATTATTTTGGAATTATTTTGAGATATTTTTTTCTTAGTTAAATGACATTTGTTTTGCCTCGTAGCTAGCTCCATTCTTAACAAAGTAATGATGCCATTCGCCAGCCTCACACTCATCTTTAGATAAGCCTAAAAGAAAACCATTTGAAACATAGGCAAAATCTTCATCAGCATCAGGTATTAAAGCATTCATGCTTATTCCCTTTGCCTCACACTCATTCTCAATGCTTTTGTAATGTACCTTGTTGATTGTTGTGCCTCTGTATGTAAATGTAGTTATCATTTTGTGTTGCTTTAATACTGTAAAGGTAATACACTATGTAATACTAACCTAATTAATTACCGATTATTTTGAGATATTTTTTATTGTAATACTGCATGGGGTTTTTAGGTTGGTGTATTATTCACTATATTTGCATAAAATACAATGTTATGGGCAACGCAAACGCTGTACAGATAACAGATGACATATTTAATCAAGTCTGCAACGATATGAGTTGTACGCCACAAGGATTAGTACACATATTGAAACCATACGGAATAAATAGGGTTAGTTTCTTAGATTATAAAGAGAAAACACAAGAGAGAATCGACAAATACGCACGTGCGAAAAGTGAGCAGATTGACTACTTAGCTGCTGAAATTAACCGTTTAACCTACGAAATGGAGCAGACTATTCGAGGTGATAAGGTTTACAATGAGATCAACATAAATGCGGCTGTAAACGTGTTAAAAATACAGATTGACAGCCTCAAATGGTTGTTATCTAAACTTGCACCGAAAGAGTACGGAGATAAGGTAGCAGTTGAACATGAGGGCAATGTTAATCACGTAGTTACTGGTATGAAAATAGTATAATGGCTACAACTAAGGCAATCGAATTAGTATTTAACACACAAGGCAATGAAAAGCAAAAGGACGTATGCCGAGCATGGTTAGATAATGATGTGACTGACATTGTGTATGGAGGTAGTAAAGGTAGCGGAAAATCATTTTTAGGTTGCTCGCTGATATTTGGTGATGCCTTTATGTACCCAGATACTCATTACTTTATTGCACGGTCTACCTTATCAGATTTGCGTAAATTCACTATACCTTCAGTGTATGAGGTGTTTGGCATTTGGGGAATTAAAGACACCATGTATAAGTATAACGGGCAAGATAACTGCTTTGTTCTTTATAATGGGTCTAAAGTATTTCTATTAGGTGCTGATTACATGCCGAGTGACCCTATGTATATGAGGTTCGGTTCTATGCAGATGACTAGGGGATGGATAGAAGAGGCGGGGGAGTTTCACCGTGATGCAAAGAACAACCTTCAGGCAAGTATAGGAAGGTGGAAAAATGGTGTATATAATTTAGTCGGTAAACTATTACAGACTTGTAACCCAGCTAGTAACTACCTAAAATCAGATTACTACTACCCATTTAAGAGTGGTAAGCTAGAGAGTTGGAAACGGTTTATACAAGCATTTCCGCAAGATAATAAGATGTTACCTGCGGGCTATTTGGATAATCTGAAACGCATATTAACTAAAAACCAAAAAGAACGGCTATTATTTGGGAATTGGGAATATGACGATGACCCGAGTGTATTATGTGATTACGATGCTATCTGTGATGTGTTTACATAATACACTCGGGTCATCGTCATAT